GTCTCCAGCTGGAGCGCCTCGTCTTCCCGGTGGCGCCACTTGCCGCGCGCCTTATCGTCGAAGAACTGTTTGATCTGGCTGTTGGTCCAGATCCGCCTCTCAGGAGCGCCGCCCCCATTGCCCCCTGCGCCAGCAGCCCGGCCGGGGGTTACCAGATCCGCCAGGCGTGGGTTGCCCGCCGCCGGAGCGTGACCGTTAGTGTACGGTTGCGCCGGTGTCTGGGCCGACCCTGGGGCCGGGGAATACGGTGATGCGGTATGCTCTGCGATGTACTGCTTAAAGAACCTACCGGCGCGCATCGCGTCGCCACCGTTGTAGGCATTCTGGAGCATGTCGTAGCGGACGTGCCCGGAAAGCGGGTCCGGCTGCTGCAGCCAATTAATAAAATTCCCGTCGCCGTTCATCCGCTGCCAGACCTGGGCCAGCTCCGGGTCGGCGCTGAGTCCCTGGTGCACCCGCTCGCGCATCGTCCCGACGGTGATTTCCTGCTGGCCGCCGCGCAGCTGCTCGAGGTCGCGGCGCAGATCGGCGATCTGCGGGCCGATAGCGGCGTTGGTCCAGCGCTGGTTAGCGTGGATCAGGTCCTCGCCGTAAGCCTCGATATCCTCCGCCGGGATCGGCGCCGGCGGCGGGATCGGCGCCGGGGGCGGCTGGGGCGGCGCCGCCTGCATGGTGCGGACGAGGTTCTCCATCGCACTGACCTGGGCGCGCAGCGCGGGGATCTCGCTGTCGTACTTGCCCTGCAGGGTACGGTAACGCTGCTCCCAAGTGTCGGTCTGCGGTTGGGGCTGCGCTGGCGGCGGCTCGCCAACCGGCGCCTGTGGCTGTGACGCCGGCGGCTCGCCGACAGGCGTGGCAGGGGGGCTGCCTTCCACGAGGGACGCCTGAAGCTCCTCGCTGCGCCGCGCCGCCCGGCGCACCGCGTCGGGTACAAACACATCGAACTGCGCGTTGGTGGGGGCTACATCATTCATCGGCATCTGCCCGCGCCTTCAGCTTTGGCTTGGCGTGCCGGTTAGCCGACGCGCCAACCTCGTTCAGATCCAGGGTTATGACTATGTCGCGCACCGCCCGGGCATAACCGGTGGCGTCTTGTCTCTGTTCGGGCGGCACCTCGAGCGACTGATGGATCTGACGCTCCATCGCCTCGTGCAGCCCCGCCCTGAAGGTCGCCCAGTCACGGCTGTTCTTCAGGTTCTGGATGGCGTCGAACGCCGCCGAGCCGAGGTTGAGCGCCATCCTACAGCGAGCCTCCGACCAGGCCCGGCGGCTTCTTGCCGTAATAATTAAACGTGTGCATCCCCTGGTCGCCGCCGAAATCGCTCATCCCGGCACCGCGCCGGCCGATGATCGACCCCTGCTCACGCTCGCGACGCGGGCGCAGGATGCGCGGCGGGAACGGCGCCCGGCCCTGCGACGGACCCACGCCTTCGCCCACGCCGCTCCCGCCGCCCGGCGGCAGGTAATCCAGCTTAGGCGGCGCCGGCGCCGCCTTTGCCATGATCCTCATGGACGAGCTGGCCATCACACGCCACCCACGTATTTTGTCGTCGCCGGCACCTTTTGGGGATTGAACGGCGCGTTGTCGGTGTCGGGGATGGCGCGCATCGTCGGCCCGCTCTTGGGATACATCCGCGAGCTGCCGCCTCGACTGTCACCGGAGCTGCCGCCGCTGGTCATCGCCATCGTCTTGGAACCGTCGGACTTGTCGGGCGCGTTCACAGGCATGGGAACCTCCTCAGTAACCGTAGTAGCCAGGTGAAACTGTATTAACCGGCGGTGTCTGCCACGTCGCCACATCAGGCGCCGGCGCCTGGTTGCCCCACGACCAATTGAGCGGCGCTGGTGAAGTGGTGTTATCCAGCGCGGTAGCCGGTGGCGCTGTCGGGACCATAGTCGATGGAGCAGCCATCGCGCCGGTGTAATCCGGCAGCGGGCGGTCCCATGACGGCACGCTAGTCCCTACGTAGGGATCGTGGTCGACCGTGGTGAGAGTCACCGCAGGCTGTGGAAACGGATCGTGCTCGACCGGAGTAACAACCGCCGGCGCGTAGGGGTTGTGCTCCACCGGGGTCAGCGTCATCGGCGCGCCCGCCTGCGCCGTCTGCGCTGGCGGGGCGTAGCTCACCCCAGGAACGACTTTATCCCCGAATATGAAGTTACCTAAAATACTACCCTGCAACGCCCCCGGATGAACCACAAGCTGATCGGCAGGGGTCGGGTAGCCGGGCATTTCCGTCGGCAACTGATCTTGGTTAAGTTCCTCCGATCCCTGCCGCGCCTCGACCTCGCCGGATGTCCGGGAGTAATCATCAAAGGCTTTTTGCCATTCCGGGCTACCCGGTTTTAGCTGAGCAACACCTGGCGGATAGTATCGCTCGAGGTGAGTGCCCGGGCCAAACTCCTCACTAGCTTGTATCCCGTGCTGCAGCTCGTGCTTTAGATTGACCAGGAGATCCTGCTCAGTAGCACCCTCGGCGAGGCGCACGGTGTTGTTATTAGGGTTATAGTCAGCAACCGCGCCGGTCGCTTGGGTTATTTCTCTTGGCAGACGGCTAACAGTGGCGTTTTTCAGCTCGGGGTACAGCGCATAAAGATCAGGATGATCGAATACCTGAGATATCTTGGTCCCGTCTAACCCTGGTGCCAAATCAAACCGCTCGGGGTGCGTCGCGTCGAACTCGGCCTGTTCTTTTGGACCCATGCTTTGGCCGCTGCCTCCGGTCCGATAAACCAGAAAAGCATCGCGGTTGAGCTTAGCGTCGCTGTCGTGAAGTATCCATTTCCACTTCTCGTCGGGGGCGTGATACCACCCTGTCGCCTGGAATATGGTCTGCGGATCTTTACCCTGTTTCTCCATCTGCTGCGCCGCATCAAGCGGCATGCCCGGGCCGAGGTCGCTGGAAAGACGAGATTTATTAACTATGTCAGCGCGCACCGCACCATGCTCGCCGCCCATCATCGCTTGGGCCGGGTTACTGGCCAGCACCGCACCGGCGACGGCACCGGCACCGGCACCGGCGACGGCACCGCCGACGCCAGCCGCCGCGCCGGTTAAATTCGTCGGTGTCATGGAGCGTGCGACAGCGGGCGGCACACTCGACTCGGCAAGGCTCTGGGTGGCGTGCGCAGTGACGCGCCCGCGCGGGTCCGCAAGCAGCCATGACCCGCCCGGCTGCGACGGCGGCACCACGTTGTAACCCTTGCCTAGAGAATAGGGCTGCGGCCCCGCAGGCTGCGCCGTGGGCGCAACCGGGGTGTAGTTGTAGGGTGACCACGCCGCCGGCGCGGCCGGCGCAAGCGCACGGGTGGGCGCAGGCGCCGGCCGCGCCCCACCACGCCGCGTCATAACCCCCGACGCCGTCATGCCGTAGCGCTGCGTCGGTGTCATCGCGGCGGGACGCTCGGTTGGATCGAGCGCGGCAGCTGGATCGGTCGGGTCGAAGGCACGCGGCGGACCGGGCGCGTTGGGTGCGCTCAGCACGTCCTGCATGCGCTCGAGCACGTCGGCCATCTCAATGGACCATCATGTACTTGCCCTGCCGGCCGGGGCGCGGATCGGGCACGTAGTGATTGCCGTCGGGCGCGAAGCGTGCGCCGGGAAGCGGTGGGGGCGGGGGCGCCTGGTCTTGACCCTGGGCTGCAGGCGCGGGGCCGGGAGGAACCTGCCCCGCTTGTCCACCAGGCGCCCCACCCGAAGGGGCGCCCCCAGCGCGACCCCCCTGGGCTTTCGCCGCCGCAAGCCCAAGCTGCATCTGTTGGGCTGCAGCCTGGGTCTGCTTCTGCTGCGCCGCCTCCTGCTGCACCGTGTCGTCATCCGGCACGACGTCGTCGCCGAGACCGAGACCGGTAGCAAGCGAGCGCAATACACGAGCGCGTCCGACCTCGCCGACGATCTGCGCGTCGATCGGGTTGCCGGTGATCTGCAGGAACTGTAGTTGTTTTTGCTGCTCAGTCTCCTTCTGAAGGGCGACGACGACGCCGTTGACCTGAACCTGTTCGTCACCCGACAGGATGCCGGTGTCGTCGGTCAGCATGATCATGTCGTAGAGACCGTCGAGCACGCCCTTCATGACATCGAGGTCGATATTGGCGGCGACGGTTTGTAATACTTTCTGGGCGTTGCCCATCAACATCGAAAGACCGGAGGCGGTCCGGCCGGCGCCGCCCTTGAGGCTCTCGCCGGTGGTGTAGCGCGGGATCGCGCTGATATCGTCGCCCATCCCGTTAACCGCCGAGTAGATCGCCATCAGCTCCTGAGCGTTTGATCCCGGTTGAAAAAAGGTCACCGGCTCGCGGTTGTTGCCAAGCGGGTCGCTGACCACCTTCCACCGCTTCCACGGGTAGAGCTGATCCTCGTTGACGGTAGGATCTAAGAGTTCTGTATTGATAACTACCTGCGGGCCGCTGGCGATACTTATGTTATTTACTAGTGCGCGCAGCGTAGCATTACCTATTTCTTGCAGATCCCCCAAGATGTCAGGCAGTCCATGACCGGCGATGGTGCCGGGAACCTTCTCGAACGAGCTGACAAAATAGGGGTGCCGCTTGCGCGGGCTAGGATTGATCTGGGTCTTGATGGTATGCCGCCCAACAACCCAGCTCTGCACCATGTAGTCGCGGGTGGGATCGGGCACCTGATCCGGCCCAACCCCCTGATCGAGCAGCATCGAACCTTGAATATTACCGTGATACTCAAGCCCGTCGATCAGATGTGTCTCGTTGCGCTGCGGCGACTCGCGCCCGGCGTTGAGCGCTTGCTGAGTATCAGGAGCATCCAGCCAGTCCCGCAGACCAGTCGCGTAATCGTCAAGCGCGCCACGAATAGCTTGATCGTTAAACCCAGGCAGACCTAAAAGATCGTTTAAGTCTGCCCTACTGAACTTCTTACGCTCGATGCACTCGGCGTCCTCGATGTTGGCAGACCCCGGCGACCAATAGAAATTAAACGGGTCGACGCGTTCCCAGAACATCTGCGGCACGGTCTGCATCGTCGGCTGCTTGCCCTGCCAGACAAGCTTGGGCACCATGCGCACCACCGGACCCTTGAGCACCGCGAAGGGGAAGAGCGGAAGATCCACCAGGTACTCAGCGAGCGCGTCGTAGAATTTCCCGGCTTGCAAGATGTCGTCGATCTTATCGGCCGCCGCCTCGGCCTGGGACTGCGCGATGCGCTTAGCCGCCGCCGTGGCCTGGCGCACCAGCCCGATATACCTGGCGTGGAGGTCGCTCGGCATCCCCGGCTGGCCAGCGAAGCGCAGCTGCTGCGCCTCGACCTGGATGAGATTGACGATGGCCATCATCGCGTCCGGGCTTACCGGTGGGTCGGGCTGCGGCTCGATCGACCACGGGCGCTCGGCGCCGAGGTAGACGTCGCGGAGCAGAGAGGTGGCGCCACGGCACTTGACCGCGACCATGCGCGAATAGACCTCGGACCCGCCAAACCTGCGGATCTCCACAAGCTTAGCTGGGTCGTACTGCCCCTCGAACATGCGCTGGGCGCGCAGCAATCTTTCGTTCAGCGGGTTCTGCCCGCTGTTGCGGGCGTTCCGGAAGGCTTCCCAGCGCTGCCTGATATAGGCCCCGAGGTCGTCGGGGAGCGGCTGTGGGCGCGCTGCGGCCGAGGCCGCAGCGAGCTGCGAGGCCTCGCTGGTGTCGAGGTCGGCGGGGGAGACCACCCGCAGAAACCCGGTCGCGCCTCTTCCTCCGCCTAAAGCGGAGAAAGATTGCGGACCCGGTGTCGGCAGCGCAGGCGGCAACGCCCGACCCCCTACCAAATATAGTTACTATAGGATATACACAGCCAGCTATACCCACGCAAGTTTATAGATATGAGCGTTGCAGACCAGGAAGCAGAGCTGGACGATATCATCGATCGCGTGCTCGTCCTCTCGGACAA